CTATACCGAAGCAGTCGTTGCAGCTTGATGAGATTGCGTTGCTTGCGTTAGTAGCGGCAAGCACTTTTAGTATACTCGATACATATTTGCCCAGTGTCGGGGATTCCGCTCGCAACGGGACCGGGTTGGGTATCGGGTTAAGGATTGCCGGCGTGGTTCCGTAATTGGCATCATAATATGTAACAAAAATATATTATAATTATTAAAACTATTTTACACATCATAAAACAATTGTATTGTTTCAATTGTTTTATTTGTTATATTTTCTGGATTTATCCAATAATTAATATGTTCCTCCAAAGCATTTAATCTTTCAGTCCATTCACTAATTTTTGATTTTTTTACAACGCACATTCCTCTTTTATCTATACTCCAACAAGAAGTTATATTTGTTCCATCTTTTTCATAATCATCCGGATTAAATCTAATAAATACAATTGGTCTATGAGCAAAATCTTGTGACAATTCCATTAATCGTTTATTTTCACAACTACAATCATAATTTGTATGTTGGTTTTCATCTATTTCTACAATAATAATTTGATATAACATGTCCAATACCAAATCCGGTCTTCTTTTAGAACACCCACCCGATACTATTTTGTCTGCTATCCAATTTAAATTTGTAAACTTGTTTTTTATATATTCAACAACAGCATATTCTTTGGTTTTATAATTACGGTATATGGGTTTATCTGGAAACAAGTTTGTGTAACAATATAAGCAGTAACCATCATATTTTTCTGTAGAATGGGTTGAACACCAAACACTTTTACAAGTTTTAGATATTACATTCACCATTCCTTCCATTTTATGTGCTGAACAATACAACGTTTTTGTTTCACCATTAATATTAAATAGTGGGCGTTTATTGCATCCTTCATGAATACAAGTTTTAGATATTACATTCACCATTCCTTCCATTTTATGTGCTGAACAATACAACGCTTTTGTTTTGCCATTAATATTAAATGCTGGTTGTTTCTTGCAACCTTCATGAATACAAGTTTTATGTTTTACATCCACCATTCCTTCTATTTTATGTGCTGAACAATACAACGTTTTTGTTTCGCCATTAATATTAAATGTTGGGTGTTTCTTGCAACCTTCATGAATACAAGTTTTAGTTATTACATTCACCATTCCTTCCATTTTATGTGCTGAACAATACAACGCTTTTGTTTCGCCATTAATATTAAATATTGGGTGCTTATTGCATCCTTCATGAATACAAGTTTTATTTTTTACATCCACCATTCCTTCCATTTTATGTGCTGAACAATACAACGCTTTTTTCTCACCTTGTGTATTAAAAGCTGGTCGTTTATTACACTCAAGACAAGTTTTAGATATTACATCCACCATTCCTTCCATTTTATGTGCTGAACAATACAACGCTTTTTTTTCTCCTTCTTTGTTAAATGTTGGTTGTATATTACAATCTGTTTCATTACACATTTGTTTAGTATCTATATATACAAATAATTAAATCAATTTTTAATAATAGATACATTCAAATAAATTATAAATAATAACAATATATGACAAATAAATTAAAAATTGGCAAAGTAATTGATAATGGAATATTATCGAGCGTAAACGAATGCACATTAAATGGCAAAAAATATGTTATTAAATATGAGCATGTTACAAAAAAGGAACAAACCAATAAAAACAGCCCCGTATGGAATGAAATAACTTTTTCACTTAATTTTGCCAACAAATATCCACAACATTTTATGTCATTGATTGATTATTCATTTGAAGAAAATTGCCAATATATTAAATTATCATGGGAATTAGATGAACCCATGGGCGCATGGGGTGACAAATTAGTTGCGGAATATAAAAAACGAATCGCAGAAAAGATATGCATTTATAAAATATATACACGAATGGATACTATATTAAATAAAATAGTAAATAAATTATCACATTTACAGTTGTATTCAATGTTAATCCAAGTATCTTACGCAATAAGATTATTACACAAACATAATTATATACACGGGGATCTGCACTCAGGTAATGTTGGCGTAATGAAAACCGGATTAAAATCAAAAATAAAGCTCGGTAAAAATACAATACCTACTTATGGTTATCAATATAAATTAATAGATTTTGGATTGACCCTGCATAAAAAGGACGCATTAACTAAGTATGATAAAGAACGTTTTGCCAATGAAAACAATTATGTCTATGATGAAGGATTATTTACAATATTAAACTCTTATATTTCATGTGAAATAGATAGTTTTGATGAAATGATGAAAATATTAAAAAATACACAGGAGTATGTATTTATTAATGAAATAAACTCTACGAACATGACAACACAGGAATGCCTTTATATGACACTTTATCCAGAAAAATATGCGTCATTATTAGATGGCAAAATAATACGTGGTCCTTTACTACCAATACCTGATTTAATATTTTTTGCCAAATATGGTATGCATAGTAATGAAACATATGAATATCTTCTTTCAAAAATAAAAAATTAAACTGTCGAAATAAAATCCCAATTCAATTCGTCGCATATTTGTCTCCAAATCGTATCTTGTTCAACCTTTTTTTGGTCTTTTAACATCGGAAAAAATTCTAAATACTGTCTCTCGCCAAGTAGCTCACATAATTTATAAAGTGTATAATAATAATTTAAAAAATTCACTCGGTCATTCGGGCAATATTTTGAGTAAGGAATCTGAATATCCATAAACAAATTACATAAAGTTTCCTCTAATTGCGGCGTCATTACGGGCGGTTTAATGCCAAGTTTATCTTTAATAAAGGGTATGTGTTCATAGTACTTATTATAGCCCAATTTTTTCAATATTTCTTTTGTCTTCTTATTGGTCAATTGGTCAATCGTAATTCGTTCCTTTTTTACTTGATTACTTATGCGCTCTATAATGTCCTTTGGAATATCAGTGGATTCTTTTGCCTGAAACTGCGATAATATCTCTCGAAAATGATTTATTCTTTTATAGGCGTAAAAGGATATTTCTTTAGGCGGTTCTTTATAAGAAGGTTTATCATTATCGACCAAATATTGGTGTGTAGTAAAACAAACATTACACAAAATGACACCTTCATGGTTTACTTTTATTAATTCGCCCTCATTACAATGACTACACACATTTTTATTATAAGCATAATCGTTTATGGTCATCATGTCAAAACTATTCTTTTTTAAATATTCTTGAATACAGTGATTCATAGATTCATAAGGCGCCTCTTTTTCTTCCTTGAAATTAAAAAAAGAATTAATTGTTTTTTTAGGAGTATTATTTTTATCGATATTTTGTTTAGTCTCGAAATATTCAAATAAATATTTAGAGTTATCTAAAAAATATTTATTTTTTTCATTAATAATTAATTTAATCTTGCCTTCATAATCTTCTATTTTTATGTTTATTTCTTTTTCGTTATCCGCCGTTTTCATTTCATTTAGTTCTTCTATTTTTTTGGTTAATTTAGGAATTATTATATTGAATTTATTTTGAAAGTATTTTAACTTGTTCGTATATAAAATATCTAATGTTGTATCTTGTTTAAGGTTCATAATATATATTCTATTTAAGTAATTTATTTATATATTAAATTAATTAAGTAAAATCCTATTTTTTTTTCTTTTAGTATAATATATAATGGGAGGTGGATTAATGCAACTTGTAGCTTACGGCGCTCAGGATATTTATCTTACAGGCAATCCGCAGATTACCTTCTGGAAGGTCACTTACCGGCGCCATACCAACTTTGCTATGGAGTCGATTGAGCAGACTTTCAACGGCGCCGCTGATTTCGGCCGTCGTGTAACATGCACCATCTCGCGTAATGGTGACTTGGCTTACCGCACCTACTTACAGGTCACTCTTCCTGAGATTGGCCAGTCTTTAGGCACAGTCGCACTCCCTGATGTATACGCTCGTTGGCTCGATTTCCCTGGCCACCAGCTCATTGATGACGTTGAGGTTGAGATTGGCGGTCAGCGCATTGACAAGCAGTACGGTGATTGGATGCAGATCTGGAACCAGTTGACCCTTGACAAGAACCAGGAGCGTGGCTACAACAAGATGGTTGGCCAGACCACCCAGCTCACTTTCTTGACTGATCCTGACTTCGCTGATGTTGATGGCCCGTGTGATTCGTCTGCCCCTCGCCAGGTATGCGCGCCTCGAAATGCCCTTCCTGAGACCACTCTTTACGTTCCTCTTCAGTTCTGGTTCTGCCAGAACCCTGGTCTTGCTCTTCCTCTTATTGCTCTTCAGTACCACGAGGTAAAGATTAACATTGATCTTCGCGCAATTGACGAGTGCCTTTTCGCTGTATCGAGCCTCAGCGCTGCTGCGAGTGATCAGAAGGTAACCGGAGCTTATGCTCAGTCGCTCGTTGCTGCTTCCCTTTACGTCGACTACGTTTACCTTGACACTGATGAGCGTCGCCGCATGGCCCAGAACCCGCATGAGTACCTCATTGAGCAGCTTCAGTACACCGGTGCTGAGTCGGTTGGTTCCTCGTCCAACAAGATTCGCCTCAACTTCAACCACCCGTGCAAGGAGCTTATCTGGGTTGTACAGCCTGACTGCAACGTAGATTACTGCTCGTCCCTTACCGGCGGCACCACTCTTTACAATGCTCTTGGCGCTCAGCCGTTCAACTTCACTGATGCCATTGATGCTCTTCCTAACACCATCCGCGCGTTCGGCAGTGATTCCCAGACCGGCGCTACCACGGCTACTGGTTCGTCTAATGCTTTCATCAATGCTTCTGGCCTCTTCCAAGATGCTAACCCAGATGCTGTTTCTAATGCTTTTGGAACTGCCACAAATGCCGAGGGTTGGCAAGGAATGGCATCCACCACCACCACATCGGGTGTATCCGATGCCGGCACCTTCGTTCTTGCTGAGACCTCGCTCGACATGCACTGCTGGGGTGAGAACCCGGTTGTCACTGCCAAGCTCCAGCTTAACGGCCAGGACCGCTTCTCTGAGCGTGAGGGCACCTACTTCGACCAGGTACAGCCGTGGCAGCACCACACCCGCGCTCCTGACACCGGCATCAACGTTTACTCGTTCGCCCTTCGTCCTGAGGAGCACCAGCCGTCTGGCACCTGCAACTTCTCGCGCATTGACAATGCCACCCTTCAGCTCGTTCTTTCCAACGCGACTGTTACAGGCACTAACACCGCGAAGGTTCGGGTTTATGCCCGGAATTACAATGTGCTAAGAATTATGAGCGGCATGGGGGGCTTAGCGTACAGTAACTAGTTTGTGACCCACATTTTACGCATCATTGTGACCCACATAATTTTATATAAAAAATATTGTTTATATTAAAATAATTAATAAATATTTTAATTATTTTATTCGTTTTTCTTTTTACGTTGTTCTGCTATTTCTTTAGCATGCATTTTATTGTATGCATCATTGCCATACCTTTCTTTAAGCGAATCTCTTTGTTTTTGTTTTCGTAATCTAGCATTTTCCCTTATTTCATCAGGTGTTATTTTATTACCTTTTACTATAGTTTTTTTTTCTTTTTTTTTTTCTTCAATAACTATATTTTGAATATCAACTATTACATTTTGTATAAGTGATTCTTCGATGATTAATTTTTCTTTATCTATTTTTATTTTATTATAAATAGATACACATTTATCTATAAATTTTTTATAAGTATAATTACTTTTCATGTAATTACAATTTCCACAACATGAATGAACATTATTTTCAAGATATCCAATAGAATTATCAATTCGGTCAAGTCCATTTTGATGTTCTTTTGTAGTTTTTTTCCCACATATATAACAAGAAGCATTTGTTAAAATGCTAAATACAGTTTTACCAATTTTAAATACAAGACCTCTTTTTTCAGCACTATTCATATATGCCGAATAAAGTGGGGTATAATTTTGAAAGGCATTAGGATATAATTTACCCTGTGCAAATTTATTATAGGTAGCGATATGTTCTACGCGTTGAATAAATATATCCTTATTTAAACACCCTTTCATATAATTACACATTGCGCAACAACTGACGCAATTATCATTTACATAACCAACAGTCGAATCAATTCTATCTATTCCATTAAATCCTTTTTCTTGTATTATTCCACAATAATCACATGATGATTTAACTATTTCTATAAAATCTTCTTGTGTAATTTCAAATGATAGTTGTTTTACTATAGCACATCGTTTATAATTTGTATACGCATAATCTATATTTTTACTTTTTTTTTCATTTATTTCTTGAACTTTTTCTGGGTGAGCAATTAACCATTTTCTCATAATTTCAGCATTATGACTATGATATTTATCAATATCTTCTTCAATTAATTTTTTCCTATGCTGAATACAATACATCGCCACTTTTTCATAATTTGATTCTTTCCATGCCTTTTTTACAACCTTGCGTTCAGGCTTTAAACTATTCACACGAGCCAATTCATTGACATGTTCTTTATCGCGTTTTTCATCAGCCCGTTTATTTGAGTCACGACAAGTTTTACACGTATTCGTTTCCCCGTGAATCCCTTGAAACATTTCCTTTGTATACATTTTACAGCAACACGAGCATTGTTTTTCACTTACAGTTTCTTTTACTGGCACGCCGCGCCGCTTATGGTCCTTTTCACGCTCTTTCTCTAAACAATCGTCACACGCACTACGAGCATCTTTCGCAAGCTGAGTGCGGCAACCGCGAACAGCATTCTTACATGTTTTTAAACCCAATTCTTCAGTTTCATTCATAAATACATATAACTGGTGTTTACCGCAATATGTATTTTCTACAGACCGTTTAAAAGAGCAACCCTCTTTCTCACACTTAACAATTTCTTCTTTTTTTTTACGGTTTTCACTGCCTCGTTTGCGGCATGACTCGCAAGTAGTATATTCCCCCATATAATGAGTTTTGCGACACGTCCCGCAAGGTTTTGCTTCTTCTACCATTTTATCAGTATAATCTATCATATAATCATGTATAACACAGAATCGTCCCACAGTAGCATTCCCGCGGCAAGGCTTCAAATTTCGGTCTTTCGTAGCGCATTTCATTTTGTTGTAATAAAAATAATTATTAATAAACCAAATCAATTTTATAACTCTAATGTATTCTTCTTTTTATTTAATATCTTTAATAATGTAATTTCTTTTTCTAATAATTCAATTCTCTTATCTAAGAGGTCAACTCTAATTATTAAATCGCGTATAGTCGTATCAATTTTAAGAGGTGGCGGTGGCCCATCTGGTTCTTTCGGCATATATTACAACTATCCAATTAGTTTTTTAAAAATATATATAAAAAGAATTCAAATATTATGTAAATGCAAATTAAACTAATTTCTTATTCGCAATCAGAAAATGGCGCATCACTTCAAGATATGATTTCTTATTGCGCCCGTGTATCCAACCCATCCAATCAATCGAATACGGAAACAAATGAACGCCTCTTGAAGTATCTCATGAAGAATCAGCATTGGTCACCCTTTGAGATGGTTTCCATTTGCTTAGAAATAGAAACAACGAGAGATATTGGAAGGCAAATTTTGCGACATCGTTCCTTTTCATTTCAAGAATTTTCACAAAGGTACGCCGTTGCTTCTCTTGGGTTTGAAACAAGAGACGCAAGACTTCAAGACAATAAAAATAGACAAAATAGCATCGAGTCTAATAACGAAAAATTAGAATTGGAATGGGAACAAAAACAAAATGAATTAGCCGAACATTCAAAACACACATATGAGTGGGCTCTATTCAACGGTATCGCAAAGGAACAAGCCCGCGCCGTCCTACCCGAAGGAATGACCGTATCTCGCCTATATATGAATGGAACATTGCGGTCATGGATACATTATATTCAATTACGGTCAGCAAACGGTACCCAAAAAGAGCACCGCGAAGTGGCAATCGAATGCGCAAAGGTAATTTCAACCATTTTCCCAATGATATTGGATTTAGTTAAAGATAGTTAATATCTATGTATAATTTATATGTATAAATATGGCTATTTTTCTGATGATAAACATAAATATTCAATTGAAATGATGATTGCTTATATAAATAAAACAAATCCAACCAAAATAAAATTAAATGTAAAGGATTTATTATTTAATTTATATTGGAATAGTTTGGAAAATGATGTTAAACCAATTGATATAATAAAACATTTAAAAAATTATAAATATGAAACAGAAAGAATTGAACGCGCTGACATGAAGTATCCTATTATAATTGATTCTAATTATAATATAATAGATGGCGTTCATCGTTATATAAAACATATTTTAAACCATAAAAGAAAAATTATTGTGTATATATTTGATAAAGCATTGATGAAACAGTTTATAATTAAATAACTTAATTAGAATGAAGTTGTTTCCAAAATATATTAATAAATTGTTTTTTGTTTTCTTTACCAAAATCCTTAAAAATAAATATAACAATTATTACTAATATTGCCCAAGCAAGAACATTGATAATAGCCAAAATATACATCATCGTTCGTATTATAGATTCAGAACATTCGCAATTTATTTGTTTCATTTCATCCACATATTGGATTGTAAAAATTATATTTACTATGGCCGCGATAATATATGGAATTGCGATAATAAACGTAAATATTCTAAACATACGTAATCCATTAAATAATAAATTAAGAAACCCAAACAAAATAACAAAGGAAGTAAAATACAAAATATAGTCATGTTTAAAATTCAACGCACATTTGCACCCGATGGTTTCCAAGTTTTTTAAATAATAAATAATTAAAATAGCAAAAAAACAACTAATTGTAAAATTAATGATTCGTCCTAGAACATTCATTTTATTATATACAAATATAATTTGTTTCATTTAAATATTTCCTTTTAGGCAACTCAATGTAAACGCCCTCCATTCGTTTTAACGAATCATTATATAATTGATATTTATAATATACATAAAGTAATCCATTATATTTTTGACCAAAAGAGTCTATAACATTTATATTAAGGTTGGGTAACATATCTGTAATCGTATATTTGATTCTTTTATAAAAATATGATTGCCCCCTTTTTATTGTAAATGGTATGTCATTAATCCTGAACGGATATTCTCGAATAAATTTATATAAAACATTATTGTGATGCGCATTATGCGTAATGTTACCAAATAATGATTGAGGCATTATTTTAAGTTGCCGCCAATCTGGACGTGTTAATGGTTTAGAATATTCACTTATAAGGCGTAACACTCTCTCGGGTAACATTTTTAT